AGATTATAATGAACCAAAAGATAAACGAAAGATTGTATCAAGGGAACAGAAAATCTCAAATATCAAGGCTGGTATATTCACAACTAAAAAGGAACAAGAATTGATAAGACCTATTAATTTGGGTAGTTCAGTTGATTTACCTGCATTGATGTATTCGGAAGAAGGTTTTCATTTTGAGGTAATTAAGAATAATGAATCCGGTAAACCAAGTACAGATGAAGAGACTTTAACTAATTTAAGGTTAACAGTTAAAAACCCAGATTCACCAAAGGCCATCTTCCTTGATAGACTTCTTGAATTACGAGGGTTAGAGAAGATGTACACTGGGTTTATAAAAGGGTGGTCAAATGAAGTACAGGATGATAGCAGATTACATGGTCGGTTTAATATTCATGGCTGTGTAACTGGAGAGACAAAGTTAATCCTAAAGTCAGGTTTTGTATCTATAAAAAATATATCTCCAGATTCAATCGGTATAAAGAATATTGAGGATAAAGATTTATGGATATTAACCCATAAGGGGACTTGGGAAAAGATTACTCATTCTATTAATAAGGGCGAGCAGAAAACTTATAAATTAAGTACTTCTAGTGGGAAAGTAATTAAGTGTACTAAAGAACATAAATTACTCACTCCTTTTGGTATGAAGAGAGTAAGTTATATCCTCAGAAATTCTTTACCTATTATTACTTATGATACTACCGATTTAGTAGAGAATTTAACAGAAACTTCTAAAGAGTACCAAGTCGGAAAGAAACCATCAGAGATTCTATTTAGAGAAATTCCTGGTTTACCTGGTTATTTAGCTTCTTCGGATGGAGATATTTTTTCTATAAAAACTACTAGTGGATATTTAGATTATAATAATCCACATGAATTACATAAAACCTTAAATAATCAGGGTAGGTATATGGTTTCTATTAATAAGAAACCCACTCAAGTATCAAGGCTTGTATATATGGCTTTTAATAATACTTCTGAAATACCTATGAATTTAGTAGTAGACCATGTAGATGGGAATAAGACGAATAACAGACCAGGTAATTTACAACTCATTACTCAACAAGCTAATATTAAAAAGAGGATTCACCAGAGTATAAGTTTAAATTTTCATAAGCCTAATAGTAAATTAGACTTGTATGAAGTAGGTAAGATTAAGTATGATCTTTTGAGTTTACCTCAAGTTGAGGTAATGAGAAAATATTCTATTACTAGAAATCGAGTTAGTAATATAGCTTTAGGAAAGAGTTGGGGAAATGTAAAAATAGAATATATAACTGAGTGTAAATATATAGGCTTAAAAACCATCTATGATTTATCAGTAAATTGTAATCATAGCTATATTATAAAAACTGGTATCATAAGCTCTAATACTACTTCAGGGAGACTATCTTCATCATCCCCTAATGCTCAACAAATCCCCAAGACATCAGTAGATCCCAATATTAAATTACAATTAAAAGCCCCAAAAGGTACTTTATATATTGCTAGTGACTTTAGTCAGGCAGAATTAAGAATCATGGCTCATTTATCTGGAGATGAAACTTACTTGAATGCTTTTAATTCTGGTCAGGACCCTCACTTGGCAATTGCTGCAACAAAATATCATATACCTTATGAAGAAGCTTTAAAAATATATGAGGATGAAAATCATCCAGACCATAAGATATGGAAGGTAAGGAGAAAGCAAGCTAAACAAATTGCTTTTGGACTTATTTATGGGATTGGTGCTAAACTTCTAGCAGTAAAATTATCAGACCCAAAATCTGGTATTATAGTTACACCTGAAGAAGCTCAAAAAGAAATGGATGTATTCTTCGGTCAGCATCCTAAGCTAAAGACTTTCTTAAAGAAACAAGAGAAATTTCTAAGAAAGAATGGATACTTAGTTTCTCTATTTGGTAGAAAAAGAAGATTACCCCAAATATATTCAAATGATAGAGGAGAAGAAGCTTATGCTTTGAGATTAGCTTTGAATTTTCCTTGCTTATTACCATCATCCCAGGCCCTTAGTAAAACTAAGGGATGGGTAAATTATGAAGATTTAAAAGTTGGTGATGAGATATTAGCTTTTAATCGGGACATAGGAGAATCAGAATGGCAAAAGGTTGAAAGGGTAAATGTATTTGATTATGATGGAGATATGATTAGGTTAAAGACAAAACATCTAGACGTACTATCAACTCCAGACCATAGATGGGTAGTTACTAAACCAAATAAAATATCTAAGTTGGATAAAACTGAAGTATTAACATCTGATGAGTTATATAATTCAGATAAGCCTTATGCTATCCCAATAAGAGCTCCTCATAATAATCAAGTGAAAGCTAGATATTCGGATGCTTATGTAGCTTTTTTAGGTTGGTATCTTACTGATGGTCATTTGAAGAATGGTAATATAGTAAGAATATGTCAGAGTAATACTGCAAATCCTCACAAGGTAGATATTATTGATTCTATCATGGAAGAATTAGATGTAGAATTCTCCCGTAGAGAAAAGAATCAAGTAATATGGGAAATAAGAGACCCAGGATTTGTTTATAAACTTAATAGGTTAGTTCCTGAACGTAAGTTAAATATGAGGTTATTAACTCGATTAACTAACCCTCAATTAAGTATCTTATTAGAGAATATGAGGTTAGGAGATGGTTGGTCGGTATGGGCAACCGGAGATAAAACTCAAGGAGAATTACTCCAGGCTTTGGTAGTACTTTGTAACAACACTTCAAGTATGTATGAATTATCTCATGAAGGTGACCTATCTTATTTTAAAGATAAGAAACCCAGTAAATACGGCCAAGAGTTTGTACGGGCTACTAAAACTAGTTATGGAGTAAAATTTTCTAATTTTAGGAAATCAGTAAACACCAAGAATACTTACAATTCAGAAAATAATCTGACGAAAGAGAAATACGTAGGTAAAGTATGGTGTCCTACTGTAAAATCGGGGGCTTTCTTTACAAGAGTAATCGGTGAAGATAAACGATATAGAACTTTAATTACTGGCAATTGCCAGTCTGCAGCTTCAGATATGTGTCTGTTTGGTAGTATTTTAATTTATTATCTCATGAGACAAGGGAAATTACCTCCAACTAAATCTGTATGCTTAGTTCATGATGCTAATTATCAGATTACTAAGCCAGAGAATATAAATATCTGGAGTATTTATGAAATGTGGCAAATTTATAGAAATCCCTTAACTAAGCCATACTTTGGTTTTCAAATAGATGATGTCACAATGGACATGGATTTTGTTATTGGTAGGTCAATGGCAGAAGAATTACCTTTTATTCCAGGTTATGATTATAGGAAAATGCTAGAACCAGATTTCTCAGTAGAGGAATATATGGAAGAGCATAAGAAGTATAAGCATATACCAATTTCAGAGTATAAGAAACGTTTTAATAAACAAATGAAGCAATATGAAAAAGATTTTGAACGGTCCCACAATATGGAGGGCTAAATGCCCAGTATGTGATTGTGAATTTGAGTATGACACTAGTGAAACTTTTAGAGTTTACGATAAATCAAATAGGGATATTTATAAGGTAGTACAATGCCCAAATTGTAAAACTAATTTAAAGCATTCGGATTCAGTATCTACCATTACAGAAGCGAAAAGAGAAGATACTATGTCTACATAAATAAATTAAATTTATGAGATTATGGCAACAGAAGAAGAGTTTAAAAAAGCAAGCCAATTAACTGCACTTACTTATATGGTAGCAGGATGCTTAAATTATTCCATAGAGAACTTGAATAAATATCTAGATGCCAAGAATTTACATATAAGTGGATCAGAAAAGATGTTATTCAATCGTATAAAATCCCAAATATCCCAACTTCAATCAAACCTTTATACCTTAGAGGGTATGGCTTTTAAGGTAATGGCAAAAGACGAAGAGGGTAAATTAGCTTATGAGGACGCTACTCATATTTATTGGACAGCTTTCCTATTATTATTAGATAGAGGAGGAACCGATGCTTTATGTGATTTAAGATTAATGGCTTTAGTAGATAAGTTAAGTGTATACAAGTCTCTTCTTAAGTTACCTGGTATGAAATTAGCTTATCAAACTGCTTTTGCTCAAGTTACTAAAGCAATCAGTAAAGGTAAATTTAGTAAAGAAGACTTTAAAGACCTATTGGAAGTTTATGAAGACAGAACTGAAAAAACTGAAGGTTAAGTTTGAAGGTAAAACCATCGAAATAGATATTCAAAAGGAATTATCTATTAATGAAAATATAATCAATTCTCAGCTACGAGAGTCTCCTTCTAGTTATTATGTACTTTGTTCTCTTAGAGATAAATATATAAAAGAAAGGGATGCACTAGCAAGGGAAAAAGACGAAGCATATTCTGCTGCTTGGGTTTATATAAAGGATTCGAATGAGAGATTTAACAATGATTATGTATCTCATAAGGCAAATATAAATCCGAAATATAAATCACTATATCAAAGGTATTTGAAAGCTGTAGAGAAATCAAATAAGTTCATAGCTATATGTAGAGCTTATGAGTCACGAGAAAATATACTTCGTACTATTAATGCCAATCTTAGAAAAGGATAGAGATAACTATATTCAATTACATAACTAATTAATTAACATACAATTATGATTTACTCACTAAACTTCATTTCAACTATGGTAGCAGAGCTTTTTAATAAAACTCTACCTGGTTTACCAACAGAAAATCGGGTTTTGATATTATCTCCGAAAGATATTAACACAACCAAGTCCGGTATCATTATACCCGGAACTGTTTCTGAGGGAGTTCCCAGAAAGGGAGTAGTAGTTAAAAGAGGTACTATAACTGAAGAATATAAAACTTATACCGATCTTACGGAGATTGGTAGAGTAGTTACTTACGGTATGTATGCTGGTAAAGAATTGGAATTTGAGATCAGACCGGATTGGCCAGAATCTGTAAAGAATATTCTAGAAAAGAATATCGTTACAGTGTTAAGTTTGAATGAGATCATCTATTCAGAGGCTAACAACAATTAAATTTTAAATATTATGGTAAAAGACAAAAAGAAAAAGCTTTCTTCAGAGGGTAGTTCTACTCGAGATAAGATGCTTGCAAGAAAGAAGAAATTAGAATCCAGAGGAAACGGAGGGGGATTAGTATATCCCAAAGAGGGAACACTTAGAATGAGAATTAAATCTCCAGGTGATGACCAAGAATTGGGTATAGAAATTGTTCAATTCTATTTGGGAGGAGATCTTGGAGGAGTAATATCTCCAGCTACTTTTGATGAACCATGCCCTTTCATGGAAAAATACCAGGAATTGAAAAGTTCTAAGGATGACGATGATAAGAACCTTGCTAAATTGATAGTACCTCGTAGAAGATATGTTATTGGCGGAATCGTTTATGACGATGAGAAAGGTACTAAAGTTGGATATGAAGGTAAGGATAAGGGAGTATTAGTGCCATCATCTGTATATCAGGATATTATTGACCTTTACCTCGATGAAGACGAGGCCGGTGATATGACTGATTATAAAACTGGATATGATATTAAGATCAAGAGATCTGGTTCTGGTAAATTTGATACCACTTATTCTGCTACTCAGTGCAAACCTACTAAATTGGACAAGAAGTATCAGGGTCAATTGGATTTGGAATCCATAGTTCGTTCTCAAATTAAGTCCTATGAAGAACTAGAAGAGATTTTGGCAAAATTCTTAAAAGAAGATCATGGTGATGATGAGGACGAAGAACCAAAGAAAAAGAAGAAAAAGGGAATCCATAAGGATCACTATATGGAAGACGAAGAACCAAAGAAAAAGAAAAGAAAATATCGTTCAGATATCTAATTGGTGTTAGTAATTCATGTTTGTTGTTGGGTAGAGAGGGTAATTAGATTCGTTCGGTTATCCTCTCTTTTTATTTAAATACTTTACATTATGGCTAAGAAATCTAAGGTAGGCTTAAAGGTACCTACAAAAAATGAGATATTAAAAAAATATGGTGGGATGATGAGATTAGCTTCAGAAACTGTAGAATCTAATCTTTGGTTGCCTTCTACTTTCTTCTCTCTGAATTATACTTTTGGTGGAGGTATCCCATTTGGTAAAATCCTGGAGGTAGCCGGAGAAGAATCCTCTGGAAAATCCCTAATAGCTTATAATTTTGCCTATGCTTGTCAACAACTGGGCGGTCATGTAATATGGGTAGATGCTGAACAATCTTGGATGAACTCTTGGGCAGAAACTAATGGAGTAGATCCAGAAAAAGTTACAGTATTGAATGATACTCGTATAGAATATATATCTGATGCTGTAGCAGACTTAGCAATTTATTTGCGTTCACAATTAACTCATAATGAGCCGATTCTCTTAGTGATACGATTCTATTGCTGCTATGGACTGTGCAGATAACATAGATTCTAAAATGGTAGAGGGTAAAGCAGAAATGGGGGGTAGAGCTAAGGCATTATATAAATACTTCCGTATCAGAAGCGAGTTATTCTATAAACTGGGAGTTACACAGATTTATATCAACCAATTAAGAACTGCTCTAAATGTAGGGTTTGGAAAAGATAATACAACCACTACCGGTGGGGCTGCTCTTAAATTCTATGCTTCAATTAGAGCTGCTTTTTATTCAGGTAGAAGCATTACAGTAAAACAAAAGGGGAAGGAAAGGAAAGCTGGGAAGTTAGTTACTATTCGGCTTATTAAAAATAAAGTTGCTCCTCCAAGACCCACTATCAGTAAATGCCCAGTTTATTTTAATCCTAAGTTCCATGAAGTAGGGTTTGATAGATGTTATGCCCTTGAGGATGTATTGGTAGAAAATGACATTATCGAAAAATCCTCAGGTGGAGTATATAAGTTTAAAGGGAAAACCCTTGCAAGAGGAGAAGAGAAATTTCAAAAACTATTGGAAGAAGATGATGAACTTCGTCGTAAATTACTTCGTAAAGCTGAAATTAATACCATAGGTACCACTAGAAAGAAGATAGTAGCATTGACTACTAATTTATATTCAGTAGATGGGGTAGAATATGAATCCTATAATGATTCAGAGGACGAGGAGGAAGAGGATGAATAAAGAAGAAATAGAGAAGATTATCAAGGAATATCTTAAAGAGAATCTAAGATTAGAGACAAGGTTAGAATACTTAGATGAATATAGTAATCCAGAGAACTATATGGATGTTTACCTTGGTGACGAGAAAATACAGGAAGTTTCACTTAATTAGATTTTAGATGATAATGAAAACAAGCAATAATACTAATCAAGTTGGAGGTAACCATTACCAATTTGAGATTGAACCAGTACATTTAATGGTAAAGTATAACCTTAATTGGTTTCAGGGAGAAATATTAAAATACGTATCCAGACATACCAATAAGAATGGTAAACAAGATTTAGAAAAAGCCCTACATATATGTGATATGGCAATAGACTTAAAACCGGTCATTGTTTCAAAAGTATCTTTATTAGAGAACGGAGAAGAATACTTTGAGACTTATATATCTCAGATGAGTATTTTGGATATGTTTAGAGGTTTAGATAGATCTATCTGGACTTATCAAAATGGTTTTGTAAAAGCTATAAAATATCTCCTATTAGGAGATTGGGTAAAATGTAGAGAAGCTATCTTTATTTTAAAAATGAGTTTCTATGAATAAGAAAAAAACTGTACTACTTATAGATGGTGAAAACATCTTGCATCAAAGTTTTCACAAGTTCGAGAAGCTGAAATCAACTGACGGTAAACCCAGTGGAGCAATATTTGGATTTTTCAAATCACTACACATGTACCTTACAAGGTTTGAATCAGACGAGGTTTATATTTCATTTGATAATGGGCATTCTCCAGTAAGGATGAAATTATTACCTAACTATAAGGGGCATCGGAAAAATATCTCAGTTGATTATGAATCTTTGCAAAGTCAAAAGGCAATCATAATGAAAATGCTGGGTATGCTAAGAATAAATTATATATTCGATAAGAATAATAATACTCTATATGAGGGAGATGATTTCTTAGCATACCTTGCAATCAAAAAATTCCAATCAGAAAAGATAATATTGATTTCTTCGGACAAGGATTTTAATCAGCTATTGAATAAGAATCTTCGAATATATAACCCAAGAAAAGATGAGATAATTCGATTAGAGAATTGTAAAGATCTATTTGGATATCATGCTCATGAGACTGTAGAATATCTAGCAATGGTTGGGGATATTTCCGATGATATTTCTGGATTTCCAGGTATAGGACCAGTGAAGGCAAGAAAAATCCTTGATGAGGGTAGAATTGAGAAATTTATTGCTCAAAGCAAGAATAAAGAGTATCTGAAGATATGGCGAAGAAATGAACAGTTAATAGACCTTTTCTGGTTCGTAAGGAATATTCCATTAGAGAAATTACCCCTTAAATCGAAAAAGAAGTTTAAGTATGATAAGTTTAAAAAGATCTGTGTAGAATACTCTTTATCTTCATTCTTAACAGATCAGTTTATTGAACCATTTAAAGAATTATACCATGAGTAAGAGAATTATGTTTGTAGGCCCATCAGGAATTGGCAAAACAACTTTAGCAAAGTATATATCTGAGAAATATGGATTACCCTTTATTTCTGGTAGTATGACAGATCTATTACCTGCTACTAGAGATTTATCCCATATAGAGATATTATCTTTGGGATCAGAAGCCATGTATAAATCTGATTTTCAATTATTGAATTTGAGGAACAAATTATTCAAGGATAAAGAGGAATTTGTTACTGATAGAAGTTATACCGATTTAGCTGCCTATTTTTGGTATAAACAATCGAAATCTCTCCCCGAATGTGAGATGGAACACTTTTTCTGTCAATGTCAAACATTAATGGAAATGCAATGTGATCTAGCTATATTTCTCCCTTTGAATCTAGAGAACTATAGAGGTTGGAATATAGAAGAGAATGGTAAAAGAATACTCAACAGGTACTTCCAGATTCAAATATCTTCCCTTATGAGTGAATTGCTTGCAAATTGGGAAGTACCTACTGTATGTCTATCAAGTTTGGATTTGGAAGAAAGAAAAGAACAAATCGATTATCATCTTAATAGGGTATGGAGAAACAGAAACAAGTAATAGCAATAGTATTCTCAGATTTGCATTTGAATATCTATGCTAAATTTAATGAGAATAATGAAAGAACCCTGAATCATTTCAGGGTTTTGTCGACTATACAGGGTTTATGTAAGAAGTATAATTGCCCAGCTTTATTTTGTGGAGATCTATTTCATAGGGCAGAATCTATGGATCAAGAATTATATGAGATATGTTACAGGGAATTTAATAAACTGGGTAATCTGAATATTTTAGCTATCTCCGGGAATCATGATATCAAGAAAGTAAGTAAGATTGGTATGCCACCTTTTAGTTGGCTTTATTTAGTAGAAAGGTATGGGTTAAAGATACTAGATTATGGGAAAACACCCTTATCTCTAACTCATAGGGATATTATGGTATATGGTTTACCCTATATAGATAATAATATCGGTTTAAGTGATCATCTAAAGAAGATTGAATTAGATAAACATAAAAAGAATATTCTTTTACTACACACTGATTATCCTGGTGCTAAGGATACGGATGGGAGAGAAATAAATTCAGTAGAAAATCTGAATGTGAATATCCTGAATAAATTTGATTTAGTATTATGTGGCCATATACATAAACCCCAAAGGTTATCAAAGAAGGTTTATATGATTGGGGCTCCTTTACAACAAAGGAGAACCGATAAAGATTGTAAACTGGGATATTGGAAACTTTATTCTGATCTTTCTATGAAGTTTGTAGAATTAAAGGGGTTTCCGAAATTTGTTGATGTAGAATCTGAAGATGAGATTAAAGATGATGGCAATTATTATACGGTATTACCTAAAAAATCTAGTATACCCGTAAATACTAACCATCAAATAACTAAGCAATTATCTAAAAAAGTACTAGCAAAAAGGTACCTAAAAGAAAAAGGTATTAAGGATGAGGTTAAAACTAAGCTATTAATCGAAATATTAAAAAAGGCTGAATCATGTTAACATTTACTACACTAAATGCTGTGGGATTTTGTTCAATTGAAAATTTACACTTACAGCTGAATACGAACTGTACAGTATTAATTAAAGCAACTAATGGCAAAGGGAAAAGTTCTATCTTATCCTCATTAGTATGGGCATTATATGGTAAAAACCTAAAGGGAGTGTCCAATGTGAGTACTTGGGAATCAGTTAGACCTAAGGATTATCTGGGAACTATGGTAGAACTCTATTTTCAGAAAGATTCTCATTTGTTTAAGATAATTCGATGTCAGAAATATAAGGGAATCCTTGAGGATGGAGCAAAGGGGAACGATAGGCTTATATTCCTAAAAGATAATGAGTTAGTAAGTGTAAAGGGCAAGAATCAAATCCAGGATGAAATTTGTAAAGAAGTAGGATTATCTTACACTCTATTCATGAACTCTATAATGTTTGGTCAGGGTATTAAACGATTAATACAAGAGTCGAATTCTGATAAGAAAAAGATATTCGAGGAAGTATTCGATTTAGAGTTCTTAAACCTTGCAAAAGGAATTGCCCAGCAAGATAAAAATAACTTAATAGCAAAGGTAAATGAGGTAGAACATGAATCTGAATTACTTAAGAGAGAACTAGACACCAACAGGGAAGCTTACTTCGATATGAGAGATAGAGAAAAATCCTTCAAGCAAAAAATTAAAG